TTCAAGGTCTGCATACGCACGCTCATTACACAATGAGTCTCGATGCAGATTCTTACGTGCACAATTTTTGTAAGAAAAACTTAAACAAGTGTCAAAGCATCATTAATAACTTTGACTAATGCTTTGCATAAACTGTAACAATACTTCATTGTTTGCAGTATAAATAACTTTTTGTTACAGCGCCCTGAGGGGTTGACAAGATTTCTCAGGGTGGTGTACAATTCTTAAGCGATCGGGACAAACCGATCCTCCATCTGCGGGTAACCACTCCGCAAGTAAATTAAAGGAAAACTACTATGATCAAAACTGCTTTCGCTGCTGCCGCTGCAGCCGTCGCTTTCGCTGCCCCTGGTGCTGCCCTGGCAGGTCCCTACGTCAACGTAGAGGCAAACTCTGGTTTCACTGGCGCTAACTACACTGGTACCAATATCGACACCCACGTCGGTTACGAAGGTGCCCTGGGCGAATCCGCTGCTTGGTATGTCCAAGGCGGCGCTACCATCGTTGCTCCTGACGGTGGTGCTTCTGACACCGTGCCCTCTGGTAAGGCAGGTCTGTCTGCTGGTCTGACCGATAACCTGTCTGCATACGGCGAAGTCTCCTTCGTTGGCAGCGGTGTTGCTGGTGTTGACCGTTCCTACGGTACCAAGGCAGGTCTGAAGTTCACCTTCTGATCTCCTAGACGGTATAAATAGAATACAACCGAAGAGACCCGCAAGGGTCTCTTTTTATTTGGAGCGATTGTATGAATTATTATGTTAATTGTACGCCCAAGAACTGCCAAGAATATGAATCGGTTACCTTAGACGTTCCTACTGAAGACGCTGAGGCAGTTTTATACTATGCTAGGGTGCTGGCAGATGAAAAGAACATCACTGCTAGAAAGGCATTAGGTGACATCGTAAGAGATGTCTATGAAAAATTATTGGAGAAAAACTATGACCGTAAAAATCGTAAGAATCGCAAACGGTGAGGACATCATTGCTGATGTAAAAGAGGCATATCCTAACCAGGAATCTTATACACCACTCGGTTATTTTCTCTCAAACCCTTATACTGTTACCATCACTGCAACTGCAGAGATGTTGTTTGAGGAAGGTGCTGATGATACACCTCAGAAGATCAATGATCTCAATCTTGAGTTGTTCCCGTGGATTCCACTTTCAGTTGACAACAAAACACTCATTCAGTTGAGTCAAGTTGTCACTATTTACGAACCCCATCCTGAAGTTAAGGCACGATGGGAAACACTAACTGAGGTACATCACAATGAGTCCGTTGAAAATAGTGATTCTTAAGGATCACACTCATCTTATGGGTGAGGTTACTGAACTAGATGAAGAACCATCGTATCTGATTGGTAATTGTATGAGGGTTGAAACTAATACGTGGACTAGGTACCCCCTGTACACGGACCAGCGTGACATCTTCTTGACTTCTGACGTGATCTTGACTATAGTAGATCCGTCTGACGACGCCGTTACCAACTACAAGAAGGCACTTTGAGTTCTATCTATACAAACGTTACACTTCTAGGAGACGCCATCCTCTGCCGTGGGTATGAGAATGGGTCTCCTATTTCATTCAAGCAGATCATTAAACCCGTTCTGTTTGTACCATCGCCCAAGGGTGATTGGAAGTCTCTTGATGGCAAGCAGATGGCACCTGTTGTTCAGGATGGTGCTCGTCGTGCCAGAGAGTTCATTGAGAAGTATAAGGACGTGGACGGGTTTGAAGTGCACGGGTATGAGCGATTCGTGTACCAGTGGATCAGTGAAAACTACCCTGGTCAACTTCGCTTCAACCTACAACAGATGAAGATCTATACGATCGATATTGAGGTTGCTTGTGAGAACGGTTTCCCAGATACCGAGGCGTGTCAAGAGGAGATGCTGCTCATCACCATCAAAGACTTGTCGTCTGGTAAGTTCATCACCTGGGGTACTAGGGAGGCAAAAATCGATACTGAGTATCGTGTCTTCTGGACTGAGCAGGAGATGCTTGCAGACTTCCATAAGTGGTGGGTTGAGAACACTCCCGATGTTGTTACTGGTTGGAACTGTAACCTGTATGACATCCCGTACATCTGTCGCCGCATCGAGCGTGTGCTTGGTGAAAAGTGGCAGAAGTCCCTGTCCCCCTGGGACAAGGTGAATATGCGTGAGGTGTACATCAAAGGTCGCAAGAACCTTGCCTATGACATCTTGGGTGTCAGCATCCTTGACTACCTTGACCTGTACCAGAAGTTCACGTACAGCAACCAGGAGTCCTATCGACTGGATCATATTGCTTTCGTTGAACTGAATCAGAAGAAGTTGGATCACAGTGAGTTCGAGAACTTCAAGGAGTTCTATACGAATGACTGGCAGAAGTTCGTTGAGTACAACATCATTGACGTAGAACTGGTGGATCGTCTTGAGCACAAGATGAAACTGCTAGAACTTGCAGTGACTATGGCATATGATGCCAAGGTCAATTTTGAAGATGTCTACTCTCAGGTGCGGATGTGGGATACCCTCATCTATAATTACCTCAAGGATCGTAAGATCTGTGTTCCACCAAAACAGGAGTCCAAGAAGGATGACAAGTATGCTGGCGCGTATGTTAAAGAACCTGTTCCTGGGCAGTATGAGTGGGTGGTCTCTTTTGACCTCAACTCCCTATACCCTCACCTCATTATGCAGTACAACATCTCGCCAGAGACGTTGGTGGATGAGAGGTTCCCAGGTGTCTCGGTAGATAAACTCCTAAATCAGGAGGTTACCATCAAGGGTCCTAACTGTGTTTGTGCTAACGGTGCTCAGTATCGCAAGGACATTCACGGGTTTCTCCCCGAGATGATGCAGAAGATCTACGATGAACGTAAGATCTACAAGGGCAAGATGCTTGCTGCCAAGAAACAGTTTGAGGAAACTGGTGATCCTAAACTACAGGATGACATCAGTGCATTCAATAACATTCAGATGGCACGTAAGATTCAACTTAACAGTGCCTATGGTGCCATTGGTAACCAGTATTTCAGGTACTACAACCTTGCCAATGCTGAGGCAATCACTCTGTCTGGACAGGTCTCGATCCGTTGGATTGAGAACAAGATGAATGCCTATCTAAATAAACTACTCAACACGGAGAACAAAGACTATGTTATTGCCAGTGATACTGACAGCATCTATATCTGTCTTGATTTACTTGTCCGCTCTGTATTTGCTTCACGAGATGTTTCAAAGGAGAGCATCGTCAGCTTTCTCGACAGAGCTTGTCAGGATCGAATCGAACCGTTCATTTCCAGATCGTACGAGGAACTAGCACGGTACGTTAATGCGTACGACCAGAAGATGTTTATGAAGCGTGAAACTATCGCGAACAAAGGCATCTGGACTGCTAAGAAGAGGTACATCCTCAATGCCTGGGACATTGAAGGGGTCAGGTTTACTGAACCCAAACTCAAGATGATGGGTATCGAAGCAGTCAAATCATCCACACCAGCATCCTGCCGTACGGCAATTAAGGATGCACTCAAGGTTATTATGAACGGTACCCAGGATGATGTTCAGGAGTTCGTTGCCAACTTCCGTAAGAAGTTTGAAAGTCTTCCACCAGAAGAAATTGCATTCCCTCGTGGATGTAACAACCTTGCAAAGTTCTCCAACCCTGCCACAATCTATAGCAAGGGTACCCCGATCCACGTTCGTGGTGCTTTGCTATATAATTTTCACGCAAAGAAAACCAAGATCACACACAAGTATCCCCTCATTCAAGAAGGTGAAAAGGTAAAATTCTTATACCTTCGTCAACCAAACAAGATCAATGAGAATGTGATCTCATTCTTCCAGACTCTTCCCAAGGAGTTTGGACTTGACAAGTCGATCGATTACGATCTACAATTTCAGAAAAGTTTTCTCGATCCTCTACAGGTGATTATGGATACGATCAACTGGAAGGCAGAGAAAATTGCTACCCTAGAAGACCTATTTGTATGAGTTTCTTAAACACAGTCATTTCCGAGATCGGTAATGAGTACGCTTCAGTTGTTAGTGAGGGGGTTGCTGCTGGCGACGTTTCAGATTTCGTTGACACTGGCTCTTATATCTTTAACGCTTTGGTTAGTGGATCTATCTTTGGGGGCATTCCCTCTAATAAGATCACCGCTATTGCAGGAGAATCGTCCACAGGGAAGACTTTTTTTACTCTCTCTGTTGTGCGTCACTTCCTTGATACTGATCCTGACGCTGGAGTCATTTACTTTGAGTCTGAGTCAGCACTTTCTAAAGATATGATCGAGAGTCGTAACATCGATTCCCGTCGTATGATCATTGTTCCTGTTACCACTGTTCAGGAATTCAGAACCCAAGCACTGAAGATTGCTGACAAGTATCTGGAGCAACCCGCTGAAGATCGCAAACCTCTGATGTTTGTGCTTGACTCCCTGGGTATGCTCTCTACCACCAAAGAGATTGAAGATTCTGAGGCAGGTAAAGAGACTCGTGATATGACACGAGCACAGGTTGTCAAAGCAATCTTCCGAGTCCTCACCCTCAAACTGGGTAAGGCAAACATTCCTATGATCGTTACCAACCATACATATGATGTGGTTGGTGCTTATGTACCTACCAAAGAGATGGGTGGTGGATCGGGATTGAAGTACGCTGCTTCAACCATCATCTATCTCTCCAAATCTAAAGAGAAGGATGGTAAGGAAGTCGTAGGTAACATCATCAAGTGTGAAACTAAGAAGTCTCGATTTACCAAGGAGAACAGCAAAGTTGCAACACGTCTTTACTATGACGAACGCGGACTTGACCGCTATTACGGATTACTGGAACTGGGTGAACAGTACGGAGTATTCCAGCGCAAGGGGAATCGCATCGTTGTTGGGGAATCTTCCGTTTATCCTTCTGTTATACTTGCTGATCCCGAAAAATACTTCACGCCCGAAGTGATGCAAGCACTGGATGAATCTGCCCGCAAAGAATACGGTTATGGATCTTAAAGACTTTATCCAAGTCTACGACTACACACTTACAGAAGATCTCTGTAAGAATGTTATTCGACTCTTCCAAGGTCAAATCTTGGAAGAGTTTGATAATGGTGGTAGACCAAAGTTCAAACAATTTAATATCACACAGTATCTGGACAGTCACGAAGATTTGTCTGAGCATCCTGCAAATGATTGGGGTCTTATCCAGAATGCATTGATTGATTCTGGTTCTCAATATGTCCAGAAATATATGGACGATGTTAAATGTAGACAGAATTTCCCTAAACGTTCTGCATTAGAACAGTTCCGAGTCAAGAAGTATGAGGCAGGAACAGATGACAGATTTGACACTCACGTTGATGTGGGTGATCACGAAACTGCCCGTCGATTCCTCTCAGTCTTCTGGTACCTGAACGATGTCGAAGAAGGTGGTGAAACAGTTTTCTTCGATGACTTTACAGTCAAACCCAAAGCTGGTAGGATGGTAATCTTCCCGCCCCTGTGGTTATATCCGCATAGCGGGAAACCTGCCATCTCCAACGACAAGTATCTCCTCAGCACGTACACTCACTATGTCTAACTCTGTTGAATCCCTTCTAGTATCGTCGATGCTTTTTGATGAGGGGTTCACACGCAGAGTTCTTCCTCATATCAAGTCTGAGTTCTTTGAGGACTATTCCAACAAAGTAATCTACGAGCAACTCTCAGAATACTTTATTGAGTACGATGCACTTCCAACCAAGGAAGCACTGTGTATTGAACTTGAAGGTCGGAAAGACTTGACTGGGGATGTGTATGCACACACTGCTAAGATTGTGGAAGAGTCCTCTGAGGAACCACACGATCTTAAGTGGTTGTGTGACACTGCTGAGAAGTGGTGTCGTGATCGTGCTATCTACAATGCTCTCCTTGAATCTATTCAGATCGCTGAGGGTAACGATGATATGCGAGGACGTGATGCTATTCCATCTATCCTTTCTGACGCACTTGCTGTCAGTTTTGATAACTCGGTTGGACACGATTACATCTTCGATGCTGATGCTCGCTTTGAGTATTACCATCGTGATGAAGAACGGATCCCATTCGACCTCAGTATGCTGAACAAGGTCACTAAGGGTGGTATCTGTAAGAAGACTCTCAACGTTGCCCTGGCAGGTACAGGTGTTGGTAAGAGTCTCTTTATGTGTCACTGTGCAGCATCACACCTGATGGCAGGATACAATGTCCTCTACATCACGATGGAGATGGCAGAGGAAAAGATTGCAGAACGCATCGACGCTAATCTTTTGAACGTTGGTGTGCAGCAACTGGAAACATTGCCCAAGGTAATGTTCGATAACAAGATCCATAAACTGTCTCTTAAGACGCAAGGTCGTCTGGTTATCAAGGAGTACCCCACTGCGTCTGCTCACAAGGGACACTTCAAGGCACTCCTTCAGGAATTGGCAGTCAAGAAGTCCTTTGTACCAGATGTCATCTACATTGACTATCTGAACATCTGTGCATCCTCACGTTACAAAGGCGCTATCGTAAACTCGTACACCTATGTTAAAGCAATCGCTGAAGAACTCCGTGGTCTTGCTGGTGAGTGCGACGTGCCTATCGTTACCGCTACTCAGACTACTCGGAGTGGGTATGGTAACAGCGACGTTGAACTAACTGACACCTCAGAATCCTTCGGTCTTCCTGC